TGATATGTACCAAGCCGTTGACCTTTACATCCAGATCAACTGTTTGATCCCAGCGCAAACGAGCACTGTTGGCACTGATCGGTTCAATCGACAGGTTCTGCACATCACCAGGGACCGCCGTTTTACCAATTAGAGTGAATGTTGCTAGGCTTGTTTTACTTTTCTTGCCAAGATAATTCAGCGCACTAATTTGAACCTTTAACGTTCCAGCCCTTAAAGTTCGCAGCGTTACCGATGGGTTTGATGTATTAATCGTCGTGAAATTATCCTCATCAAGTTTGTACTGAACGACAAACTCATTGGTGTTTCTTCTGTTGTGCTGCCAGCTCAAGTCAAAGCCGGTATGGACTGTTTGGCCCTCTTGGTACAAAAACTCAGTGCCAGATATAGCTTCTGGCGAATTTGGTATAGCACTTAAATTGCTAATGTCTCGCGTTGTTAGTGCAATGTCTTGCTCAACAGCGGCATAAATTGACTCGTTATAGGCAACAGCAGTGACTCCCACTGTCCCGCCGTCGCCCTCAGCAACAGAAATGACCCGATATTGCTGCGACTGAATGTCGCTGGTTTGGATCAGATAAATCGCTTGTGATTGTGGAGCTTCGCTAAACGCGCTTGTAACAGTGATTTCTGCGCCTGTAATGCCATCAATGCTTTTAGTTTCTACCAAACCAGTTGGCATCATTACTGAAATGGTTGGGTTTTCTGTAACGTCTATCGAAAGGTCAGTGGTGCTATCGATTGTGATTACAGTTGTGGTTGCAGAACTAACCCTCCCGCTGCGACGTGTGCCAGCACGCAACGGATCAGCAATATCAATGACGATGCCTGGTGTGACAGCAATGCCAGCGTCGATAGAAACAGCAAAGCTGACTGTTTCTGACAGCAGCCTTTCGCTAGTCAGCAGCCACTTGCCCAGCCTATGCGCTTGCCCTTGGCTATAGCAGCCGACCGAACGAATATCTTTTCTAATGATGCCGTACTTGGCAACAGATTCATGGTCTTCAACATACTCATATTCAATGTCACCCAATGTGTCATAGCTTTGCCATGCAACAGAAGCGCAGGTGTGCCGAGTCTTTTCTGCTGTCCCGCTATAACTAAACAACCCATCAACAACATTGCTAGGCCCGAGCAGATATTGAGAGTCAGCAGGCTTGTCTTGACGAAGAACAAGTGACCCAGCGCCGTAATAACTAATGCCCCTAAAAATACTGGTTAGCTGCTGGATTACGTTGTAAACCTCAGCCCTGCTGTTAAGCAGTAAGTTAAGACTAAATCGTGGCTCCTGGCCGCCTTTGCCATCATCAACAAGCTCGTTGCAATATCTGCTGATTTCATAGAAGTCGAACACATCAAGCGTCGATTCAGGCACAGAACAGCCAAAGCGGGTGTCTGTAAGCAAGTCATATAGGCACCAGGCAGGATCGTTACTCCAAGTTGCTGCACCTAACGTTCCATTAAAAAGGCCGCTGTATGAGATACGTCCTAAGTGTGTTGTAGTGTCTACAGTCGCGTTATGTGGGATTCTGATTTTTAAGCCACGGATTAAATATTTGCGGCTTGGAATGTTTTGGAATTGATCAGCACCAAACCGCATTCCGACGAGAGCTGAGTTTGGATAAGCCAACTTGTCATCTTGGATTTCAGTAAAACTTGAAAAAACAGTTGTACTTGCTTTTTTGGTACTTGTTTCATCTGCGCTTACTCGTATCACACGCAAATCAACAGGAAAATCTCCGTCAATCTTGACCAAGTAGTCTCGCTGATAAAGACTGCTACTTTTCCCAGAAATAGTGTCGCTTAAAACGTCGTTATAACCACCGCCGTCATATTGCAACTGAATTTTAATAGCTACAGAATGACCAAGGATGTCACCATCATCATTAACTTGTTGCAGAGAAGGTATGTTAATAGTGACGCGTGCCTTGTCAACATCAGAGTTTGTAATTGATCTTGTTACTGGTACACCGTTAGTAATCTCAACACCCACACCACGTTCGACTTGAATACCACCTGCAGGGTCTGGAATGTAGGGCTGGCCTTGCGTTCCTTCTAACGCAACTACTGTGAAATTATCAAAATTAAATGAGCCATCTGCGTTTTGAACTGGGGTGTCTTCTAAAAATATGCCTTTTGGTCCACCTTCAATCCCTTCGATTTCTCCTTCACAAAGCAGGTCTAAAACGCTTGCATACTGTTCGGACCTAAGGCTGTCAACTGCCTCTGTTGGCGTACCCCCACCTTTGCCGCCACCGCCACCAGCGCCAAGAATTAACTTTTTATCATCCATCAGGTTTTCACTCCAATAGTGCTACCTGTAAGCACACCAGACACAAAATTAACTCCAGCAGGTATTGATCCAAGTTTGCCGCCAAAGATATATGCGTCTGATGAATGATCAACATCAAGGCCAGTGCTAATTACTGCTGAGCCGACAACAACACGCCCGTAAGCGATCGGTACAGGCAAGCCTTGTTGGTCAGTATTTGTGATTCCGCTAAAGGTAAAATTTCTTAGCTTTTCTGAGTCATCCCCAAACTCTGGCATTGGCGAAATTATTTGAGCAATACCTCCGAGAACTAAGCTCGCGCCCATAAGAGATAAAGACGTACCCACAGTGGTCAAAACTCCAGCCAAGCCAGCAGTCGCGGCTACGCCAGTTCCAGCCGACCCGATTGACGCAACACCGAATGCTCCAGCTCCGGGGAAGAAGAACGACGCACCAATCAACAACCCACCAAAAAGAATGCTGCCAAAACCACGACCACCAGCACCAGCAATCACAGGCGTGATGCTAAAAACCTCGCGCTCTGACCAAGGCAAAGCCAACACGCTCACGTCATCAGGCGTTGCCTGTTGCTTGCCAACCCTGACGCGATAACCAACGCCATCTTGCTCGCTATCTACAAGCCATTTGTCTAAGCCTGGAAAATTAACGCACAACGCTTTTAATGCTTGGGCTGGTGTAGCCACGTCAAGCTCAAACCGGCACTGGCCTAGTCGCTCACGCAGAGCCCCGTAGACCTTGACGACTTTCATGACGTATCACCCTGTCGCAACTTTTCAAATAATAGCCGCCAAGCACGTCCCGAGAACTTAAGCGCCCTTGAACGTGATGCAAGATTTGCTGATCGCCTAGATAAATCGCAGCATGGTTTGGGACTGTCGAACGCATATTGACCAGCAGTAGGTCACCACGCTGCATTTCTTCTGTCGGCACCTTTGAAAATCCTTCCTTAGCAAAATTATCTACATACATGTTTTGACCGTTGTGCCACCAGTCATCACGGCGGTGGTAGTCGTGGAGCGTTATCCCATACTCACGCTGGAAAAAGTCGCGCACAAGGCTGTAGCAATCAACAATCCCATGCACAAACTCACGGCCTATGTAGGGCAGCTCAAACCCTTCAGGCTCACAGTATCCCCAAGCTTCTGTTTGAGGGTTAACAATGAACCAGGGTAAGCCTGTCTTTTCACAAGCAACACGATCAGCCGTTGACGGCCTTGGGTTGGTTTTGGGGTGGCTGTGAACGATGCTCACCACTTCCCCGTGTTCTTCTATCTCGTGCCAGCCATCTAGCACAAAATGCTCATCTGGCGTTCGTGCAATATTGCGGCAAGGGAAATAACGCCTCCGACCTTTTACAACAGCAATCAAGCCACAAGCTTCTCTTGGGAACTCATCCTTTGCGTGTTGCAAGATGGTGGCCTGCATGGCGTCTGTCAACTTCATTGCGTCAAACCTGCTCCAGGGAACGATCCAAACGGCAACACACCATTTTCACCAAACCGTAGCTTGCATGACGCGAGTCTTTTGCCGCAAACATCTTGCGCCAATGTACTGACGCTATTGCCATTAACGTCAAAGAAATTTGACCCTGCATAGCTACATTCGCTGCTCCTATAGATCCATTGGCAAGTGTTAGCCACGATCTGCCGTTTTGGCAGTTTTTGACCCATTAAGTCAAACTCACTAGCCAACTCAAAAGTTACAACGTCTCGGGTTTCTGTTGCTTTGCGATTGATACGCCAAATTTCTGTTGGGAACCTAGCGTTTGGGTCTGCTGTCGATTCGCCGTCCAAATAACGCTTTAACGTGCGAATACGCTTCACCGTCGCACCCGTCAGATCGTTGCCAAGTGTTGTGGCATTAACTAACGCAAGCAGCGTGGTCATCGTGCCATCAAGATTGGCGATCGTCAGCGTCGGCTGTGGCAACGTTCCACCCGATCGCATCTCGAATCCGTCCGCTTGAACCGGTAAACGTGTGTATGCGTTGCCGTCAAAAACAATATTGCCTGTCACATTGGCATTACTGCCAGCGTGAAAGCGGTAAACATCAGAGCTTCCATGAAGCGTGGCGTTTAAATGCAGCTCAAACAACTCAATGATTGCGCTTGGCGCAAGGACTGAAACATCTTCATAGACACTGCTGATCGCAGTCCAAACAGCAGTGTTGTCAGTGATTGTGCTGCCAATGTCTGTCGGCCAGCTCGGCTCACTGCTTGCAGAGGTTCCAGCAGTGGTACAACGAAACCACAGGCCAGAAGCCTGCTCTGTCGTCGCCCTGCGGATATCACCAACAGAAAAGGCGGTGCTGGCTGCCCAGGCTG